CTATATGGACTTAACAGCCTTTGGAAAAGCAAGCGCCAATATCGTAGGCAGGGAAACAGACGTAAACCCTCTTCGCATGCAAATGCTTGGAGAAAGGCTTACCGAAGTAACAAAGACTTTAACCTGGGACGTTTTAGCAAGCATTAATAAGTCCTGGGGGGAAAACACAACCATTAGTTATACCGATGTAAATAGTACCTATGTCTGGAACCCGACAACAGGGGTATTTACCATTACTAATTCGGCTGGTACTGTTACTACCATAACTGGCATATATGAGCTAGAAGATTTGGAAGTTTCTTGGGATGTTATTCCGCTTATTTCAATTGTTCTGCAAGTAATTGACTGTACTAATGCTGATATATTTCTCATAGGTTCATTATCTTCGGTAGCTAAAACATCACAGGTTGAGAACATTGATTGGGGAACTTCGGAATATTTAGCAGTTGGCACACAACACGCATTATTTAGCAAAATATCTAATTCTGCTGATAGTGAATGTGGGTTGATGTCCGACACGGTATTAGGGAGTGAGCCGGAATTTACCAACTTACTTTTACAATCTGGTGGTCGTTGGGTAGCTGATAATATTTATCCATTAGATTTATTAAATAATGATGTTGGGCATTTAGCGGAACGGTCAGAACAATCAAGAGATGCTGAATTAAGCGAGTCTGATTACCTAATGATTGCTGCTTTTGCTGCAAGCTTGCTAAGTGGTGATCCTCTTATTACTTATGAGCCTACGATGCTGAAAGAATGGATATATAGCTTGCCGTCTGACAGCAGGATAGAGAAGTCGCGCGCGGGCGTTTATATGACATGTGACTACCTAATGATTGCTGCTTTTGCCATGAATTTGCTTAGTGGTGATTCGAAAGTATGCTATGAGCCGTGGATGCTGTACGGAATTTTCCAATGGTACTTTGTAAGTTCTGGTATTGTAGCTAATACCAGACGAATATTCGACTTATCGCCAAGGTGGAGTTAATTTATGACGGAAATATCGGAAACACTAGAATTTAAAACACAAATACATACTGCCTGGGATGCTACCGAGCAGCGTATGGCGCTTAGAGGATACCCTCGCAGGTCTATAGCGTATGCCTATTACGGCATGAACGCTGCACAAAGCAATTATTTACGGGCGCTGTCTTATGCCAAGCAAAATGAGCAAATCGAAATTCCTTTGTGGCATGCTGCCTGCAGATTAACGGAAAATGCTTATGAAAATTATTCCCATGTTAGCGTGAATACGACTAATCTTTGGCACTTTCGGGGCTGCAGCGGCGTTATGTTTTGGCATAATGACGAAGTAGGTGGTGATCGGTATTTTTTAAAGGCGCTATATGGTGATGGCTCCTTAAAATTAACCGAACTATTAGAGCAGGATTATCCAGCAACATCAACTTTGGTTTGCCCGACAGTTTATGGGTATTTAAAACCGGAGGATAAATATTCGGTTTATAATTCCGACTTATCGACGATGCAGCTAAATGTTGATATATTGGATGATTTTACTTTAACCTCGCTGCCGACAGCGTTCAATGAAAACAACTTTGAGGAATGGGAGTTTAAAACACCCTTCCAGGAGGCCATACCAGTGTCATATCTGGACGTAGATATATTTCCTATAGCGCCGTCCTGGACAGGCGATATAGCGGCTAATTTCACCCGTAACGCTAATAAGTTGGATAATGAAGTTGGCTTGCCGAAATACGATTTTAAAAGTGTCTATTCCAGCGAAAATAAAGAAATTGAATATATACTTAGCAGCCGTTCGGAAATTAACAACTTCCAACGGTTTTTTATTAAGTGCAAAGGCCGGTTAAAATCTTTCTATGCTCCAACTTGGCTTAACGACATGGAATTAGTTAAAAATGCGACTGCAGGTCAATTGTATATGCTGGTAAAATGGCCTTTGTATTGGAAATACTACAGCAGCATGTCGCGGCGAAAAGTAATTGTTATTTTCTTTAAGTCCGGGGAAGTTAAAATTTACCCCTTATCAGGCTACTCAACCGACAGTACCGGCACTTATGGTAAGGTTTATTTTGAAACGGCATTAACAGCGCCGCTATTGAAATCAAATATTCGTATGATATCATTTTTTTGTTTGTATCGCTTTGACAGTGATACGCTTACCACCGAGTATGAAACAACCGGAATTGCTACTATTTCTACTTCGTTCGCGGAGGTAAACGCATAATGGCTGATAGCAACATAGCAACATATGAAAATAGCACTCAGGACGGGCAACCGCTTGAGTGCTACAAGTTTGTTTATGGTGACTCCACTTATTTATATACGTCAAGCCGCTTTGCGGTGGCCTTGACGCTTAATTCTGGCAGCGCAACAAACACAGAAACCTATACAGCAACGCATATTAAACGCAACAACATAAAACCTTCTAGTCAAGGGGATTCTTCTTCTGCCATTATAACCGTAGACAAGGACAATGCTGTGGCTGCACTATTTAAAGGGACTCCGCCGAATAAGCCGGTGACAGTATCGGTAATTCGCTTACATGACCAGGATCACGCCGCTTATGATACCGTTTTTGTAGGAGAGGTTACACAGGCAACTTACCATGATTCCGAATGTGAGCTCACGGTTAAAATTGAAAATTGGTTGGATCGCAAACTGCCGCATTTTGAAAGGCAGTTTTTTTGTTGCAATGTTATTTATGACTCTACTTGCGGGCTGAACAAAGAAGATTATGCGAAAACCATTTATATTGACGGCGTTGCTGGCTTAACCATAACGGCGGATTTATCGGGGCTTGAAGATAATTATTTAGCTGGCGGGCTGATGTATTACGGGGATGATGTAAGGATGATTACCAGCAATACGTCAACGACATTAACCATTCGCTACCCGTTTCCAAGTACGCCTATGGGCAACGTAGTTATTTGCCCTGGTTGCAATAAGCTTTTTAAAACTTGTGCTTCCTGCTTTGGCAATACGCTTAATTTTACCGGATTCCCCTATGTGCCGCCGGAGTTTTCCGATGATGATAAAGTCGGCAGCGGCGTTTATTGGGTGGACTCAAGCGTAGTGCAGCGCGACACGGACGGCTATGTTGGAACAATATCGCTTTAGGAAAGGGGGTACGCTGTTATGGCAATGAGCAAATGGGTAGGTTGGGGAATTACGACTTTTTTATCTTACCTGCTGAACAATTCGGACGATGATTCGGACAGTGATCCGGCGGAACTAAGCGCCGAAGCCGCTGAACTCGGGACACCTGTCCCGGTCATAATGGGCAGATCGATTCTAAAAAGCCCGCTGGTTGTCTATTATGGCGGCTTTGATTCTGAGCCGTACACGGAAACCTACGGCGCTCATTCAGAGTTTAACGCTTGGCCTTTAGTGCTTACGCTTATTGCTGAATATATTTCTTCTCCTACTTCTGGTCATCTTGTTACCACTAAAACAACGACTGAAGTAAAGACTACAGTAAAGACTAGCGGCGGCAGCGGAACGGGAGAAGGTTCAGGCACAGGCACAACAACCGGCACTACAAAAGACGATCTAATAGGTCCATTACTTAATTCGCTGTTTATGTGGCTGCTGTCATGGCTCATTAATGGTCACATGCTTAAAACCACGATCCAGAAGGGGTTTAAGTATTACCTGGGCTATCAAATGATTGCTTGCGTATCTGGGGAAGGGGTACGACTCCGGGGAGTTTATTTAAACCCGGACACCAATAGCAAGGAAGTCGTTTGGAGTGGCGATATTTCCCGCGAAAGCTATCCGAACGGCTACACTATTAGCATTGATGATGATGAACTTTTTGGCGGTCCAGATGAAAGCGGCGGCTTTATCGGCGATATTCGCATATATTTAGGCGGCAATTCGCAGGGCACAGATTCTTGGATGGTTGAACAAATGAGTGCGGATTCGGTAGCTGAGGCATTGCGCGGCCTTACACCGGCATATCGGGCTTTTGTTAGCCTTGTGGTGCCGGTTGCTTATGTTGGCAAGCAGGCCAGTATTCCGACAACCTGGCTTGACTTACAATGGATTCCTAACAGGTTAGGGCTTGGCGGGATCGGCGACAATGATGTTAACCCCGCCGAGGCTATTTATGAAATGATCGTGAATGAGTCCTGGGGGCTTAATCGTGATCCGGCTTTAATTGATGTGGATTCCCTGATTGCTTGCGGCAAAGTTTTAGCTGAAGAAGGTATTGGGGTAACAATCAAGCTGGCAGGCACCTCGCAGGTTAAGGTTAAGGAAGTGATCGACAATATATGTGACCATGTTGACATGGTTCGTTATATTGATCCGCAAACCGGCAAATTAACCTTTAAGCTGATCCGGGATGATTATGATGCCGCTACCTTGCCAGTTATTGACCAGTCAATAGCTGAAGAAATCGAATATACTCGCGTGGTATGGTCAAGTTCCAAGGGCGAAATCATTGCTAAGTATTCAGACTGTGATTCGTATTATGACACCAGTACAGTTATGGAAAGTGATCCCGCTATTATCGAGGCGAACAGTGGGGATCGAAATTCTGAAGAAATTGATTTTACCCTTTTCACCAACTCAACCAATGCAGCCTGGGCAGCAAATAGAGAACTAAGGGAAAAAGGCTATCCGCTGGCTTCAGCAAAGCTATACTGTAACCGCAAAGTAGCATCCTACCGGCAGGGTGACGTTTTTAAGCTTAATTGGACACCTTACGGTATTTCTAATTTGATTATGCGGGTTAGCGATATTGACCTTGGCGATTTTAACGATGGAACAATTACAATCACCGCTATTGAGGATGTTTTCGGAGTCGGGAAAACGACTTATACCGGCAATGATACAACCTCCTGGACTAAACCGGATACCTATCCGACAGGGGTGCAGTTATTCCGCTTTTTTGAAATGCCTTGGGAGATTTTACAGACAAAAGACAGTTATGTTTATTCGGTTGCTGTGCTGCCGGATGAAATCACAAAAATATGGAAGCTTTGGCGCTATCGTGATTTGACTTGGACACAAACGACAAGTATGAGCAAATGGACTCCGGCAGGCCAACTTGTCGGGGCGATTGCCGAGGACGGTGACATGGAGGACGTTACCGGCTTTGAGGTTATTGATATTAACGGGGATGTTCTTGACATGGCAGGCCGTAAAACCGAGTCAGGCATGGCGTTAGCCCGCAACGGTTCACGGCTGTTAATGATTAATGATGAACTTATGGCCTGGGGTACGATCACGCAACTTGCAAATGGCAATTTCAAAATATCAAATATTATCCGGGCAACTTATGACACTGTTCCCGCTGCTCATGCGGCTGGCGATACAGTGTATTTTTTGGATTACGGTTATTATTCCAATGTCACTACTGGCGGCGCTGTTTGTGCTAAGGGATTAACTACCACGGAGAAATACAATATAACGACTGCAACGGCTTACGCTGAAGAGGATTTTAGTAATTTAAAAACGACTGAGTTAACAACAGTAAGGCGGGCTGAACGGCCTACCCCACCCGGTAGAATCCGAATGACAAGCCACTTAAACACAGATGTTTCCCGGTTAACGAAAGCGGCTGGCAATATTACTTTTTCTTGGACAAACCGCAATAAAAGCACCGCAAATGGTTGCGTGTCGCAAGAGGATTTAGTTGATTATTACACCGGCGATACAGTGGCAACGCCTATCGGCCTACAAACGGTAATTAGGGCTTATTTAGGCAGTAACTTAATTCATGAGGAAACTTTGTTACAGACTGAAAATGAGGATTACCCGTTAAACCCTATTACGTCGGATAGTTTCACTTATACCTGGACGCAGCGTTGCCTAGATAGTACCGATTTCAGCCAGGATACTATTTTGACGATCACGGCCAAGCTGGATGATTTGGAGTCTTACCAATACCAAAGCCGAACGGTTGAATGGAAACCGCCCTACATCGTTGATGCTTGCGCTACTGAGGACGAGGCCAAAACGATAATTGCAAGTATCTATTCTGCTGATGGCATAGCGTTAACCTTCACGGATACATCGAAAAATAAATCAATCCCTATTAAGTCAATGCCGTTAATTATACTTGGTACAGTCAATGATATCGAAACAACCGGGGCCATATTATCGCAAGCTGGCAAGTGGGTAGTACCAAACGGAACGGCTTTAGCGATTACCGGCGCTGATACTTACGACACCGTAACCTTAGCAAATGGCTATATCGCGTTAACGTACTTCGATACCGATAACCCCGGCGATTTGTTTGCCTATCAGTTCGACGGGACGCTATTTAATAAAATTGCTGTACCTGCATTATAAAGGGGGGTGATTAAATGTCAAGCCAAACTGCAAACATCAAGCTTTACCTGATTGATGGTGAAGATAAAGTCAGCAAACAAGTATTCAATGATAATACAAACATCATCGAGGCTAAACTGACCGAACTTGAAGCCGGGCAAACCGAAGATATTACCGCTTTAGAAACAAGGGTAACAGCGGCAGAAACAGCAATTACATCAAACACTACAAAAATTGCTACAAATACCACAAAAATCACAACAAACACTACTAATATTGCTACTAATACAACAGATATTGAAGCATTAGAAACAAGGCTTACCAATGATGAAACAAACATTACCCAGAATGCCACTGACATTGATGCTTTAGAAACAAGAACAACTACGGCAGAGGGCAATATCACAACTAATACCAACAACATTGCCACAAACGCCACTAATATTACTGCTTTGCAAGAAAGCGTAACTACCTTGCTTGCAAAGAAAGTAGAAAAGGCACTTGTATTCCTAAGTGCAGATTATGAGATTTGTTATCCTTGGGCCGGTACAGCTACTAAAATAACGATTAGTCTTAAAACAGTTAGAACGGTAGATTTTCAATTTGAAGTACAGCGGCAA